ACCTAAAGACCTGGTAAACCACGTTTATCTAAGGTGTTATTCTAAACCTTTTCCCGAAAACCCGGAAGGGTACTTTTTAAAAGCCTGTTGGATAGAAGCGACACGGGGCAAGTTTAAAAAGCTATACCGAATAGAAGACGTAGAACTACCGGCCAACCTAACAACCGAACACGATTTAACCAAAGTATTACAACGCGAAACTTTACACGTTTGGATTATGCGCCTTAACTGGTTCGAACGTGAACTAATGAAGGCGTATTTACGTGGGTACACGGTGCAAGAAATAGCACAAGAAACGGGAATAAACGAAGCGACTATTTACAAGGCCCTAAACCGGGCAAAAAACCGTATAAAAGATGTTGTTAGTAACGCCACAAGAACGAAATAGAAGGTTAGACCTTTGTAAGGCTTGCAAATATTACAAGGCAAATACCCAAAGTTGCGGTACGTTGTTACGTCCGCGTACCTTACGTAACGGGGTTAAGTTGTGCGGGTGTTTCTTACCAGCTAAAACGAAGTTTAAATTTAGCGAATGCCCCGCGGGGTTTTGGTCCGCAACTGTAACCAGTGAAGACCAAGACCGTATAAGGGAAGCGGTAAAGTGGACCGGTTCTTTATCGTTAAGCCAAACGCGCGAACTAGTAGATATATACAACCGCGTTACCGGAACAACAAACACGTATACAGGTTGTAACGCTTGCCTTACTAATATGCGGGACGAACTTAAAAGGTTTTTGGAATACCCTATAGATCAGGCCGTAAAAGAAGATACGGCACGGGTTGCGCAAAAATATTTACCGGATAAGTAAAAAAAGTTTGCAAGTAAACGAAGTTTAGTTATCTTGCACGAACAAACACACACAATGAACACACAAACCAAGTCTTACCACGCGGCACGTATAGCCGCGAAACAATACCTAAACCTTACGTATAAGGCGAAGGTATGCGAAGGTTACCCCGAAGATGCGTATATGATGAAAACGGCGAATATAAGCCGTAGTAACGCGCAACGTTGGTTATTTACTTACAACCAAAAACTTAAGTTGGTAGCGGACGAAAACAACGCGCCGTATATCTTGCGTTGGGGGCCTGAAGACTTTTTAGCCAAAGACGAAACACGCCCAATATGAAACGCGATTATTTAAGCGCAACCGCGCTAAAAGCGTTTGCTAAAAGTCCAAACCACTACTTAGAATACGTAACCGCGGAACGCAAACAAACGGACGCGTTATTATTGGGTTCGTTGGTACATTGTTTGGTACTGGAACCGCACGAAGTAAACGCGCGGTATATCGAAGTTCTAAATATGGATCGTAGAACCAAAGAAGGTAAACAGGTTTACGCCGAATACATACAAAACGCCGAAGGCAAACAACCCGTTAAAGCGGAACTATGGCAACAAGCGGTAAAAATGGCCGAACGCGTTAAGGTAGAAGCCGCGGACGTGTTTAATACACCAGGTAAAGCCGAAGTAGAAACGCGCGGTAAATTATTCGGGTACGAATTTTTAGCCTACTTAGACTACGAAACGAAGCGAAGTGTATTTGATTTAAAGACCACACAAGACGCAAACCCCGCGGCCTTTCAACGTGAGGCTTACAACTACGGTTACCACTTGCAAGGGGCGGTATATACGCTACTTACCGAAAAGCCTTTTTATTGGGTAACCGTAGAAAAGATTGCACCTTATAACGTGGTTATTTACAAGCAAGGCAACGAAGCGTACGAACGTAGCGCGCAACAAGTGGAAAGGTTAGTTAAAGACTTTATACAATGGGACGGGCAACCCAAGGGGTACAACGTTCCAGCCGGTTATATTCTAGAATTACCAAAATGGGCGTAAAGATTAAAAGCACGGTATACCCCGAACCGCAAACGTTCAACCAGTGGCAAGAACACTTACGCAAGGAACGGGAAAAAATTTGGTTCGCTAAATTGGGCCGTAACAATGAAGAATTAATAGACATAGAACGAGACTGATGAACTACACACCAGATCCATATGATAACGACCCACGGGCACCGTGGAACGCGCCCGAACCCGAACCTTTGGGTATGTTTGAAGAAGCCGACTTTTACGAAGAACTATACGGGGACGAATGAACTATTTAATTACAACCTTTGCGGCCTTTGGGTTGGCGTGGTGGATATTCTACACCTTAGAAGAATCCAAGAACCGTAAGAAGTACGAAGAACACAAAACCAAAACCAATAAACGTTTAAACATGAGTAAAGCACAATACCGGGCCTTTATCGAAAACTACGTAAACGGTACCCGTAAATTAAGCCGCGAAAAGGTATACGAAGCCATTGTAGAAGGTCCCAAGAACGTACGGGCCGTTATGGTATACCTAGCTAACCGCGGAAAACATATGAAAGAAACAACCGTAACCGGTCGTATTTCGGAACTTCAAGACATGGGGGCAATTTATGAAGCGGCCGAAGGCGTGTACCAAGTTTGCCGAACCGAACAGGAACAAGAAGACCAGCGGCAAAGAAGGTTTAACGCACGTAAAAAGCGTTGGATAAACGAAGGAAAACGTAACGGTTGGTTATGAACCTAAAGGGTACGCGCGATATGACCCCACAACGTGCCGCACGTAAACGGGCGTACGAATTACGCAAGTGGGCCGAAGGTATACGCGACTTTGTAGAAAAAGGCAAAGTAGAAATATACCAAGAAGAACAAAGAAGCGAACGCGGGAAGGTATTAAGGAAAGAAGCGTTAAAAACTCGGGGTATGGATGAACACGAAGGCCGGAAGCTAATACAAGAAGCCGAACGCCTGGAACTATTGGCGGCCGTAACTTTGGAATACTTGGGTATAAATGACGAAGCAAATGGAACGCCGAAAAGTAGACCAGTTAAAACCTAACCCCAATAACCCACGTACGATAAAAACGGCGAAGTTTCGGAAGCTAGTAAATAGCATTCGGAACTTTTCCGGTATGTTAGAAGTACGTCCGCTAGTAATAACACCCGAAGGGGTTGTATTGGGCGGTAATATGCGTTTGGAAGCGTGTAAAGAAGCCGGGTTAAAAGAAGTACCCGTAATAGTCGTAGACTGGTCCGAAGATCGGCAACGGGAATTTATTATTAAAGATAACTTAGGTTATGGTGAATGGGACTACGATATTTTAGCGAATGAATGGAACGTAGAAACGTTATTAGATTGGGGTTTAGATTTATGGGAACACCCCGAAGAAACAGAACCCAAGGAAAAAGAAGTTAACGAACCTTGCAAATGTTGCGGTAAATAATGGACAAGGCACAAACGGCACGAAGTAAAAAGGCGTTTATAGAAGCACTAACCAAAACGTTAGGCGTTATTACGGCGGCTTGTGAAGCGTCCGGTATACCACGGCGTACCGTGTATAATTGGATACGCGATGACGAAGAATTTAAAGAAGCCGTAAACGATACTAACGAAGTAGCGTTAGACTTTGCCGAAAACGCTTTACATAGGCAAATAAAAGACGGGGTACCCGCGTCTACTATTTTCTTTTTAAAGACCAAAGGCAAGAAACGGGGGTATACTGAAAGGCAAGAAATAGAAGTAACCGCACCGAAGGGGTTAAGTTGGTTAGATGAAGCTAGCAACTAGTTATTACCACTTTAAAAACAGTACCGCACGTATACAAGTACACCAGGGCGGCACACGTAGCGGTAAGACGTATTCTATACTTACCGGGTTAATAGAACTTTGCTATAAGAACCCCAACGCCGGGGCGGTAATTACAATAGCGCGTAAAACGTTTCCCGCGTTGCGCGGTTCCGTTATGCGGGACTTCTTCGAAATACTGGAAAGGGAAGATTTATACAACCCCGAATACCACAATAAAAGCGAAGCCACGTACCTATTGTTTGGTAACCTGGTCGAATTTATTAGCGTAGACCAACCGCAAAAGGTAAGGGGCCGTAAACGCGCCGTTTTGTATGTAAACGAATGTAACGAAATAACGTTACAAGATTGGCGGCAACTTCTTTTACGTACTACGGTAAAAGCAATAATAGACTTTAACCCTTCGGACGAATTCCACTGGATATATACCGAAGTAATACCGCGGGAAGATGCGGACTTTTTTAAAACCACGTATTTAGATAACCCCTTTTTACCAGCCGAAGTAATAGCCGAAATAGAACGGTTTAAAGACGTAGATGAAAACTTTTGGCGCGTGTTTGGACTTGGGGAACGTGGCGTAAGTAGGTCTACGATATTTACGCATTTTACCGAAGTAGAAAAACCCGCGGGTAAATTGGTTGGTTACGGTTTAGACTTTGGTTATACCAATGATCCAACCGCGGTAATAGCTTTATACCAGGACGGCGAAACGTTCA